CGCAAACTGTGCAGAGCTAGTAACTGATGTGACTGTTAAGAATAAACTTTCGCCTGCTACAGCTTCAGCAGAACCAGTAGATGTAATAACTTCTGTTAAAGCATCACCAAAAACATCCGTTCCAACAATAGTGTTTGTTTTAGTATTATCGCCAGTACCAGCTGTAGTTACTGTTACGTTCCTTGCGGCTCCTCCAGCAAATGTAGTATTTGCCATTGTTGCTGTTAAGTTTGGCTGTGCTGCAGTAACTAATCTATCTGCATCTGCTGCGTTCTCATCACTTATGGTTAGAGCCCGTACATCTGATAAACCTGCCATATTAATCTCCTTATAAAAAGGTGGGGCCGAAACCCCACTATATAGTTAGGTATTACTTAGTGTAAGCACCTTTGATGTACTCGATACGAGCAGTACTAACTGCACCTGTTCCAGTCTCAATATGCAGAGCCAATCTTAGAGCAACATCAGGAATACCTGCCGCTGTGTTAAAAGTATGGATTAAAGCCATTTCAGTTGGAGTAGCTGTTGTTACTACTTTACTAGCAAAAAACTTAATACTATCTACACCATCCCACTGGATGCCATATGAAACAACCGATAAGTCAGCATCATATGTCTGTGCTGTATCAAATGCAGTTGCGATTGTACCGCCAGCATTTTTAGTAGCCCCAAAAACCACGGCATCAGCATTGTGAGCAGCTTTTACAAAACCAATTCGATCTGTACCTCCACCTGCGGCTGTATTATGAAAGGTATCAACATCAGCGGCTCTTTCAGTTAAACCAAAGAAAAACTCAACGCCATCATGGTCATTAAGATTAAATCTTGTTTTAACCCACCAAGGCTTTCCTACAGTACAAATATAGTTTGTAGCAGAAGTGGATAACGATGTTTGATGGCCACTTGTACCACCTGTAGCTAGAGTAAAGCCACCATGTAACAAGTCTGTGCCTACAACAGCTGCAACAGCAGCGGAGTTATCTGTATTTGTTTCCCAAATATGTGTAGCTGCACCTGTGTTAGCAAAGATAGCTTCGTGCATAATAGTGTGATTGTCTAAGACATCTACACCAATATTTTCTTGTAATCCAGAAACGAAAGGAGGTGCACTAAATGTTGCTTCTCCGTTATTTATAGTAGTCAAGCCTGTAATGGTAGTTGCGCCAGTAACAGCAAGAGTACCACTTAACGAAGTGTTTCCGCTTGAATCTATTGTAGCTTTAGTTGTCTCTACGCCTGTGTCGGCAGTAGTATTGAATACGGTAAGCCCATCTTCAGATCGGACGTTACCTTTGAAAGTTGTATTAGCCATGTCAATCTCCTTGTCTTGGCAAATGTCAGCCAGATTATCCGACTGTCAAGGGTTGTTTATTTAGTCTATAGTAAAAAAGGGTGACTAGCAAGCCACCCCCTTAAATTTTTTATGCTCCTGGGGAACCAAAGATTCCTAAAGGATCGGAGACACCGAATGAGTATCTCTCTCTAGCCTTATAACGACTGTTGCCTGTGTCAAAGTCAGCATCCATAGATGTTGCCATTGGGCTACGAGTAAAATGCTTTAATCCGTTAGGGACATCTGTCATCAAGAACCAAGCATCTGTATCTGTTAGATAATGGTTAATGGTGTATCCTTCTGGAATAGAACCGTTACTCTTCATTGCGTTAAGGTCGTTATCAGCAGTCCCTGGTCTTCCTTCAGTCTCCAGCAATCTTGTTGCAACGAATTGCAATGCTGGTGGGATAACTAACTTACGAGGTCTGGCTGCAATTAAAAGTCCACGTTCGTCTGTCCAAGCAGAAATCTGAATGATAGCGGCTTCAAGAGAAGTTTCGTTTAAATCTGCACCTGCAGATGGCTCGTTAGAGTTTGTACCACCATTAACTAGTGGATGAGCTGTGGAACAAAGTTCTACACCATCACCGTAAGTAGTACCTGAAGAAAAAGCGTTGTTCAATATTGAAGCTGCTTTAACTTGTTTAGTGTACGCCATAGCACGAGCAAGAGCTTTGGTATATCTTGCAGATAGAGAATCATATAAATTATCCTCGACTGCTTCTTCAGTAATACTGAAGCCCATAGCCACTGTTTCGTGTGTATAACGAGCTGTAAATGCTTCTTGTGCATTGTCATATTCGATGGCAGCGCCTTCGTTTTTAACAGATGCAGCTGAAAAGCCTGACAACTTTGTTTCTTCTTCAAAAGAACGATCAGAAGATTCTGTATCAAAAATCTCTGCGTGTTCTTCACCATATTTAGCGTATTCCATTCCAAACAATGCGTTTAGACCTGGAAGAAGCTCTTTTAGTAATTGAGCGCGTGATATAGCCATGTTCTATTCCTCCCTATACGCCAACAGTATGAGTATAACGATGATACCCAGGTGTAAATTTAACAACAAACTCAGTAAAGTTTCCAGCAGAATTTTTTGTATCTGGAATAACATCAACAACAGTAAGTGGTAAAATACTTGTTACGTTATTAATAAATACGCCCATTCTACTATTACCTGAACTAGTTAACCCAGTGTTTAGTACGAGTTCTGCGTTACAGGAAATTGTAGTGGCACGAGTCTTAGCTAGAGGTAATAACCCTGTAGTAGCTCCATCAGCAGTACTTCCAGTGACGTTAACCACTTTGTATAGCTGACTTGGGTTATCTATAACAAACGCTTCAATATCACTAGCTACAGTATTAGCAGGGTAATTTTGTCTGAATGTTAATTGTCCTGTACTAGGATCTGTAAAACTACAACCTACGAAAACACCGATGATTCCAGCAAGTGCTGAAGTCTGCGCTTGAGCAGTAGTTATTATTATAGTTCCATCACTTGTGTATTGCACAACATCTCCATTGAAGATACCAGTGTCATAGTTTGAAGCAATAGGAATTTTTCTAGTACTACCGACATAGGAAGTACCACCTATCAAATTGATAGGTTTGAGCCCGTAGGGGACATCAATAGTTGGATAAGCCATTTAAAGCTCCTAAAAGTTAAAGTTCAAGTTCCTTTACCAAAAGTAACCTTCGTTTTTCTATCACTAAATAGAGGCATACGAGGGTCATTTTCTCTCATAAGGTTGTTATCAACTGACTGAATCTGCGAGGTATTTTGCTGATTATAATAATCGGTGCGTTCCTCAATCAATTCTTTTGGAGCTTTACAAAGCATTAAACCACCAATAACAATGTTATCTTTGAACTTCTCTTGCTCAACATTAACAACTGTAATTTCTGGATGATCTACGGCCTTTACAGGCTCCCAACCTTCTCTTAATTTTGAAGAAACATTAGTGGCATCGACTTGTCCTTGCGTAGCTACCCTGATCCATCTAAACCCATAACCATCCTCTTCTTGAGGAGCTGGTAAAGTCTCTGGCCTTCGCCAAGATTTTTTTCGAGTAGTGGTTTCACGTGTAGTCTGTTCGCGATTAATTCTATTCTCAGCCATTATTTTCTCCTCATTTCTTCTGCAACCTTCTTGGCGTATAATTCTAGTGGGACTCCAAGTCGTTTAGCAAGGGTTACTTGTGTTTGCGTTAGTCTTACCTTCTTAGGTGCTGTGCTCCGCGAGGCGGGTGCAACCACATTATTTAGCTTCGGCTTTTGGGTCTCTGGTTCAATACCCTCAAAATTCTCTGGGAATATTGTGCGCATACGAGAGTTTATGTTCTCGTAGTATTCATCACTTTTCGGGTCCATGCCCGATTTGACAAGTTTACTATGCAACCCCAAAACGTAACTTGTCATTTCGTCATCAGTTCCGAACCACGTATTAGCTTTAGCCCAATCCGTAGCCCTTGGATCTGCGACTGGTGCAGGGGCGGTTGTTTCTTCTTTAACAGTTACAGGAGTTTCATTCTCTTGTAAAGTAGGAAGTTTAAAACTATCTAACTTATCAGCTTTAATCTTGGCAGTTGTTATACTTTCTTGTGCATCGACAACGGCATCTGCCTCACCAGCTTCATAGGCTACTTTATATGCTGCTTTAGCGTTTGCTAAGTCTACTTCTGCAGATTTCTTAGCTTGGTCCAGCATAGTTGTTTGGTTCTTAACAGTAGTGTTCTTTAACTGTTTATTTTCTGCTACAAGCTGCTGTGCTAACTTTTCAAGCTCTTGCCTTTCACGTAAGGCCGTTTCTTTCGCTCGCCTTTCGTCGTGGTAGCCTTTACTAAAATGCTTGATCCTGTTTTTGACCTTGTCAGAATAATCTTCAAGTTCTTCATCAGTGACTTCAGCTGGAGCTTCAGACGCTTTGCGGCCTCGGTCAGCTTTTGGTGTATCGTCAATAACTTCAATGTCATACGAATCTGCATTATTATCCTCTGCACCCGTAGTTTTAGCCTTAGTTTTGTTATATTCATCTTTTGTTGCCTTTCCAGATATATCTATCTCTACTGCACTAGAAGATTCTACTTCAATGTTTTTGTTCTCTGCTTCATCAGGAAACTGATATTCTACTTTTTCAAACGCCATTTTCTTCTCCCTACGTAGCTCTTTGTATGCCAGCTGGATCAGCTATTATAGCTTCTATAGAATCATCATTCATTAAACGATATTCTAATCCATTGACTGTGAATCTTGTACCTGTATTGGCACGGAACATGACATAGTCACCTTCCTTACACCAAGGTCCTGATGGAAATCTTTCAGTGTCGCTATAGGCTTGTTCGCCCATATCCACTACTAGTCCCATTATAGACATTATGTGATCGTGCCTTTTAGCTACATCGGTTTTTAATACGTTAGTACCTTCGTACGTTTCTTTTTGTTCAGGTAACGCTATTAAGACACGATATCCTACAGGTTTAGGGAGTTGTGCATCTATTTCATTATCAGTTAGCACTGGCTGATCTTTTGCTGTTTCAGTCATCATCATCTTCCATTTGGTTGCGCGAGAGGTCTTCTATTAATTGCTTACTGACCTCGAGACCCCGTATCAAGCCAGTGACTTCCTTATACTGGGAAAAGTCTTTTGGACCTCCAGTTACAAGGAATTGTGTTGAAGATAACTTCTGTTCTTCTATTTGTTGTATGAGCACGTCATAGACGGTTTTAGCCATAATTATCCTTTGTTCATAGTTTTAAGTATGTCAATATTTTTTCGATCTTCTTTATCTTTCTTGTCGGTTGCTAACTTAACGTTGTCTTTTTGAGCTTGTATAAATAACTCAGCTTTGTCCATTTTAAGATCTTCTTTGTCTTTAGCCGCTTGTAACTGTAGTTTTGCTTTTTGGACAGCTAAGTCATCAGCGTCTTTTTTAGTTTTACGTTGAACTTCTGCTTGTTTAATCTGAAGTTCTTGTTGTTGCATCTGTATTACAGGATCTTTAGCTTTCTGCTGCGCTTGTTGCTGCGCTGCTTGTTGTTGATGTGATTGGGTAAGTTCTTTACCTGCTTCAGCTACTAATCTAGCTAAGTCTATTTCAACTTCTTCTGGTAACTCTGCATTTGGTGCAGGTAATGGTACACCTAATCGCTCTTCTATCTGTTTACGATAATTAAATCCTAGATGCTCAGCTATATGCGCTTGTAAGGAAGCCATTATTTGTTGCGCTTGCGGGTTTTGCCCTATCATTTTTGCGACAGCTGGATCTTGCATAAAAGACATATGCGTTTGTATATGAGCATCGTGGTCTTGGTATATAAAAGCTTTCATAGGTTTACCAACTAGTGCGTTCATGTTCTCACTGATTGGATCCGCAGGCTTCATGTCATCTTTTATAGGAACAAGTTTGTCTGCGTTCTTTACGCCTAGTACTTCAATCATCTGCCTGTGCAACTGCGGTAAGTCATATATCTGCGGTGCTTGACTAGACATTTGTAACACAGCCTGATATTGCACAACTCTTTGCGCCATAGTGGAACTGTTAGGATCACTTACAGGTATAACTTCAACCATTTCGTAATCAGATTGTCTAGCACCAACCTCGCCTCTTAGAGGTTGATATGAATACTCCGCTGGCGCGTATTCTGCTAATAAAACTTTGAGGAGTTTAAACTCTTGTTTCATAGCATAGTGAACGCGAGCTTGTACCGCAGCCATAGGCTTTAGAGTCCGCTCAAGGAGTGCCAGCGTTGTGCCAACTGGAGCATTAGCTGACATGTCTGAGATATTCATATCGCTAATTGCGCCTAGTCTTCGGCCTTCTGTAGTAATCTGATTAAGCAAAGCTAGTAGAGTTTGACTAGGTTCCTTATATGGGAGTGGCATAATGTTGTCGCGTATACTACCACTTGGTACGTCAACATCTTTAAATTCTCCAGGTTCTATAGGGGTGTCGTCACCCTTAATACGCAGTCCGCGAGATTTCAGCCCGCCAGGGAGATTGGACAATGTGCCTGCATCCACGAGCTGACGTATTAAGGATGTACCCGCACGAGCGTATCCACCTATTATGTGTATAAGTCCTAACCCGTAAAACCCAAAACCTGGGACGTACACATAGTGTACAAAGTGTTGTCTTTTTAATTTAAGTTCGTCATCGGGGTTCCAGTTTCTACGAATAGATAACACTTCGTTAGAACCACGCTCGATACTAACAACGTATGGTTTAGCAATTTCATCGTCTGAATCGTCGATACCTTCAATAACAAGATCAGCGTGCACTTCATATATACTGTGTCTGTCATCATCAGTAAGAGAATAACCACCTTCTTCGGCTTTACGTTCTTCTATATCAGTATGAAACGCCTGTGGTTCTCCTAAGTCTATGTCACGATAAAACTTGTTTGCCTGTAGTTTTCTCATTTCATTCTTAGTCTTACGCATTACGTGTGTAACACGTTCTGCTGTCTCTATGTGCGAAGCGCCATAAGGTACTACCACGTCCTCGGCAGGTATATACAGGGCAACCTGTCTACCTAAGTTAGGATCATAATAAACTTTTTTAAACGACGAACCTGCTAAACCTAAACTATAAAGTAATCGTTCATGCTCGGGTCTATACTCGACCATATTCTCAGTTAACTCGTAGTTCATGTCAGCCTTAACACGGGCTGCGGCTTCGTCTTTTTCTTTTGTCTCTTCTCCAAGTACTTTAATTCTGACAGGTCCTGCTGCAGGAAATGTCTCACTCATAGTTTCAGCTTGGAATCTTATAGCGGCTTCTGCAAGTACTGTTGAGTATACTCCACAAGCTCCTTCCCAAGGTTCTGTACGTTCTTCGTACTTAAACCCTAGAACATCTAATCCTTTAACAAATGTGTCTGCCCAATCTTTACGACTATCAAAGTCACTGTCCACTAAATCAATGAGATCATCAGCCAGTATGGATAACTCGTCTTCTTCCATCTCTTCGGCAATGTTGGCGTTAAACCCACCCTTTTCAGTGTCTCCTCCAGGAATTATAGTAACCTCTACGCTACCATCATCTAGTGTAACCATGTCGGGGTTTACGATTTCAATCTCAAGATCAGCTTCAGGCATTTCACCTGTTTCTAAAATCTCTTCTTCTATACCCATCGGAGCAGGGTTTAACCCTTTTTCTATTGCCATTAGTAAAATCCACTTCCTCTACGTTTAAAGTATCTAGTCTCTTCTGGTTCGTCACTAGGTAATCTTATAAAGCCACCCTGTCTAAATCGCATTAATGCCATAACAGTTGAGTCAACTAAGTCATCATGACTCATAAATGGAAATCCTGCAATCTCTTCTATAACTTCTTCTCCCCAGCGTGTATCTGGAACCCAACATAACCCCGAGGCTACGATATCAGATACGGAGTTTAATCTTGCTAACTTGTCGCCTGACCCTCTATGTGGTGTGTATTCTTGTACGGGCAATCCCATTCGTCTCATTTCTTGGTAAAGCGCAGTACCTGAACTTTTCTTCTCCACTATGAACGCATCTGGATCCCATTCTGCATATTCTTCCATTGCTAATTCTTTTAGCTCTGGGAACTCCATACGCTTTTTTATACTATTTAGCAATATAATATTATACGCGTCAATCTCTTCGTTAAGAAAAACTCCCCATGTAGTCAGTGCCGTATAGTCAGCTCTGTTGTGTTTTTCTGCCGCAGCGTCAAGTGACATGATAATATACTCACATGACGGAGGTTCTTCTTTAGTCCACCTATTCCACCATTCTCTCTTTACAAGAGCCGCTTCTTCTGCGGTGGGTTCTTGCTGATACTGAGCGTTCCACTGAAACACAGGCATAGATGCTTTAGTACGTAACAACGCTTCTAAATCAAAAAACTCAGGCCATAACGGTTTCTGCTCTGATTTCTTAGTCTTCTTATTAATAGTGTCTAGTATAGCAGGAAACTCTACAACTTCATACTGGTCAGCTCTTTCGTTCTGCCCCATGTCTTTAGTCACACGTCCTGTCAAATCATCCATGTGCCAACGCGTTTGTATAATAGCCACACGCCCGCCAGGCATTAGTCGCGTTCTCGCTCCATAGGTAAACCACTCATATGCTTTTTCAAATACACCAAAGTTTCCGTTAATGACATCTTGCTCGGAATGGGGATCGTCAACGAGCAGGAGGTCAGCACCACGACCAGCAATAGATGAGCCGATACCACACGCATAATATTCTCCCCCTGAGTTTGTATTCCATCTTCCCGCTGACTTAGAGTCTGATGCAAGCTGCACCGTTGGGAAAATGGCTTGGTATTCCTCTGTGGAGATAAGATTACGTACTTTTCTTCCAAAGTCTACCGCTAAATCGGTAGTGTGTGATACCATCATAACTTTCTTATTAGGGTTCCTACCTAAAAACCACGCTGGAAAGAATATTGACACCAACTGGGATTTACCATGTCTAGGGGGTATATTTACGCAAATTCTGTCTTTCTTACCCTGCTCGATATCCATTAACATGTTAGCGAGCATCCTGTGATGCTTACCTACAATGTAATCGTGCTGCATATGTTTACAAAACGCTATAAGATCGTCGTACACAGCCTTGTTGTGCTTCCGTTTTCCTAGTTCATCAACTAGTGTATCTATTTCCTGTACTTCTTCAGACGAATATTGGTCTAAGTTAGCCAACATAATGCTTATTTCGTCCTCAGAGAAGTCGATAACGGCTTTACTCATCTTTTGTTTTCCAAAAGTACTCGTCTGTGTCGCCTAATCGCGTTAAATTACCATTTTCTACCTGATACTCTACTGTACTAACCTTAAAATCAGGAGTTAAGGGCTCTTGTGGGGTCAAAGAGTTGTCATAGACCCTCATTCTGTTGTTAGGATACAGGCAAAACTGCCCATTATCTAGTTTTAACAGGTTATGTGACTTGTGTTCCGCTGGTGTTTCGCTGGTGCTGTAGTCTACAGCGTTTATATCTGAATGATAGTTATCCAACGTACACACATAAGAACCTGTTAGTGGGCCATGATCTCTACTTAATACCTGAAAGTCCATTGAGCCGATGAATTGCTTATAAACAGCAACGACACCATAATCCATGCAATTCCAAAATTGCAAATTATTAAGCGGAAGATCAGGCGATGGAGTTTTCTTTTTGTGAAGAAACGCGCTGATAGGTAGCTTATCAAACAGAGCACCATATTCAGGTAAATAAGTTTCAAAGTAAAACGCCCGTCCAGGAATAGATTTAGCACTAACCCAGACTCCAGCGACAAATTCCCCATGTCCATCTTTGTGATCCCTTAAATATTCTTTTCTAACCCACACATCTTTCGAGGGTAAATTACAAATAAGCTCACTCATCCTTTTCTATACCTAACTCTTTATCTAAATCAAACGACTCTCCGTCAATTACAATAGGCTCTTGGCTTCTATCATCTTCTACCTTAACTAACTTGTTTAACTTAACGCGTAACTTCTCACGCAAATCGTCAGTGGATTGATGAGTTACTGTAATCTCGGACTTTTCTGCAAACAAGCTAACGTCAGACATCTTACCTAAAAGCTCCAAAGCTCTAATACGAACTTTAGGGTCAGGGTTCTCGGTCTCTAACAATAACTTATTAGTGACAAGATGACGTATGTGAGTGGCGCTCTCCACAACAGACTGACCGAATTCTTTTAGTATATTGTTAGTTAACACAAGACTTGCAGGTGTAAGAGTGGCTGCTTTCTTTGCAGTAATTTTTTTAGATGTATCTTCAGGATTGTCTGCGTAGGCAACGGTTAGTTTTGCTGCAATGTCTTTGTCTTCTTTAGTGGGTTTTAGGTCTAGACCATGTTTCTCAAGTTCTAGTGCGGACTTAGCGGCATGTTTCGTGCGCGTCTTCAAATCTACAGGTGGCAGATTGGGCGAAAACTCAATACCTAGTTCAGGTTCTACTACTATAGTCATATGTTCTCATCGCAGGTTGTTAACCGTTGATTCATATATATACATAAAAAAAATTTTTACAAGTGATAATAAAATTACTATGGGGGGGTTCCCCTATATAGAGGGGGTGGGGGTAGAATTTGAGAAAAAAACGATTTGTTTATGGAAAGTAGTAATATA